CCAGCACAAATAGAGACAGCGCCAGCACCAGCGGTAAATGAGACAATAACTATTAATACACAATTAAATGAAACTGAACTAAGAGATAGAAGAGAATTATCAGATGTAAATGAGTATGATTTTTTATATCCAAATTTAAATGATGCTAATTTTAATATTAAAATTGCAGAACGAAAAGAATTTAATGATACTAAGTATGATGGTGATATAGTGCCCGATATAGAAAAACACTCGGATCAATTATGTAATTCAGAATTTGAATTAGCTCCACATCAATTATTTGTTAGAAATTTTTTATCATTTCAAACACCATACAATAGTTTATTGCTTTATCATGGTTTAGGCAGCGGGAAAACATGTTCGGCTATTAGTGTCGCCGAAGAAATGAGAGATTACATGATAAATACAGGTGTTACAAATCAAATTATAGTTGTAGCGTCGCCAAATGTGCAAGAAAACTTTAAGGTTCAATTATTTGATGAGCGTAAATTAAAATTGGTTGACGGGTTATGGAATATACGCTCTTGCACCGGAAACAAATTTTTAAAAGAGATTAATCCAATGAATATGAAAGGATTAAGTAGAGAGAATGTAATACGACAAATTAAAAAAATAATAGAAACTTATTATAAATTTGTTGGTTATCTAGAATTTGCAAACTATATCGCCAAGAAGAGTAATATTGATAATGATGGTATAGTAATTAAAGATGAAAAACATAAACAAAAAATTATACAAAAAAAATTAAGAAAAGTATTCAATGGTCGTTTATGTATCATTGATGAAATTCATAATATTCGTATAACAGACGATAATAAAGACAAACGTGTCGCAGATGAATTAATGAAACTAGTAAAAAATGTAAATAATCTACGTTTATTATTGCTTTCTGGGACACCAATGTTTAATTCATATAAAGAAATTATATGGTTAGTTAATTTATTGAATATCAATGATCGTCGTTCTACAATAGAAATAAAGGATGTATTTAATAAAGATGGTTCTTTTAAGGTTTCTTCGTCAGGTGAAGAAATTGGAAAAGAATTATTAGAGAGAAAAGCAACTGGATATATATCGGTGGTAAGAGGAGAAAATCCATACACATTTCCATATAGAGTATGGCCTACCGAATTTGCAAATGAACATACGTTTTCTGTTAAGGATTATCCTACAATTCAATTAAATGGAACATCCGAACTTACACAAAAAATACAACATCTCTCTTTATATTTAACAGACATTGGCGAATATCAACAAAAAGGTTACAATTATATATTAGAACGCATTAAAGGCGGGCATATAGGAACAAATAAACAAATGCCAACAATAGAAAATATAGAAACATATGGCTATACAATGTTGATGCAACCTTTGGAAGGATTAAATATAATATATCCACATGAAGAGTTGGATAATAGAAATAGAAATCTTAATTCAATTGAATTGGTTGGAGGCGAAGGATTAAAACGTATTATGAATTTTACCGTAGACCCGAGCACTTACTTCCGTAGTAATTTTAGTTATAACCCAGAAATACTTGAAAAGTATGGAAGAATTTTTTCATCTAACGTAATTGGAAATTATAGTAGTAAAATCAAAACAATATGTGATCGTATCATTCATTCAAAGGGGGTTGTATTGGTATATTCACAATATATTGATGCGGGATTAGTGCCACTTGCATTAGCATTAGAAGAAATTGGATTTTCTAGGGCAGGAAATATGGGATCATTATTTTCTACCAATCCCACTAACAAAAAGGGCAAAGGATTTAATTATGTTATGATTACAGGAGATAAAGGGTTTTCACCAAACCCTGCATATGACATTAAAATGGCAACAAATGACGATAATATTAATGGTGAAAATGTCAAAGTTATTTTAATATCTCAAACCGGAACGGAAGGATTAGATTTAAAATTTATTCGTCAAGTTCATGTCATGGAACCATGGTATAATATGAATCGTATAGAACAAATATTTGGAAGAGCCATTAGAACGTGCAGTCATAAATTATTGCCGTTCAATGAACGAAATGTAGAATTGTATTTATACGCTTCTTTAATGCGAGATAATGGAACGGAAGAAACGGCAGATTTATATATTTATCGGTTAGCAGAAATAAAAGCATTACAGATAGGTAAAGTTAGTCGGGTATTAAAAGAAATTTCAGTGGATTGTATATTAAATTCTGGACAAACCAACTTTACGGAAGAAAATATGGAATTAAATGGTGTAACACCAATTACACTTGAATTATCAAGCGGTATTAAGATTGAAAATTATAAAATAGGCGATAAACCATATTCTTCTATATGCGATTATATGGAAAGTTGTGAATACACTTGTCGCCCTAATAAAGAAATAAAAGAAGATGATGTATCCTTAAGCACTTATACCGAAGATTTTATTATGACAAATACAGATAAAATTGTTTATAGAATTAAACAACTAATGAAAGAGAGATTTTTTTATAATAAGCGTGATTTAATATCCTTATTAAATAGTGTTAAGGTATATCCACCCATTCAAATAAACGCAGCATTAGAGCAATTAATTGAAGATAAAAATGAATTTATAAATGATAAATATGGGAGAATGGGGCATTTAATAAACATTGATGATTTATATTTATTTCAACCACTAGAAATAAATGATGAGAGAATTAGTATATTTGAACGGTCTGTCCCATTGGATGTAAAGCATCGTAATATTATTATGAAGCTGCCTGAAAAGAAAAAACCCCAGGATTTATATGCAACTGCAACTACTAATGAAGAAGGCGAACCAGCGGATGTCCAAGAAGGCGAACCAGCGGATGTCCAAGAAGGCGAACCAGCGGATGTCCAAGAAGGCGAACCAGCGGCTGTTCAAATTAAAAAAATTACCAAATCGCACATTATCAATCGGGCCGAAATAACTGAACTTGTTGAAAAGTTAGAAAAACAATATAATTTCGCTATAAATAAACAAATAACAACCTCTAGTGAAAAAAATTGGTATTTATTATGCGGGGCATCTATAGAGGAAATAACTGATATTGATGAAGACTCAAAGCACTATTTAATCGTGCAACATATGATAGATGAATTAAATCTAAAAGAAATAATGATTGTATTGAATATATTATATGATAATCCTTCAACTAATGAAAAATACAATAAAGAAGAAGTATTTAAACATATTAAAAAATACATGAGAGAAAAAATAATTGTAGGTAAAAATAATATTAATGGATTTTTATTTCAAGAAAAGTCAATTCAAATACTTATCGTAACCACTGCAAAAAATAAAGGTAAAGGAAAGTGGCATATTGCTGAAGCTGAGGATGAAAAGGATCTAAAAGAAGTTATCGCCATGAAAAAAAATAATATAATGACAAATTTAAATACTATTATAGGGTTTATGGGGAATTTTAAAAATGAAAATTATGTGGTGTTTAAACTAAAAAATACATTAAATGAACGTGATATAGGATTACGATGTGACCAGCTTTCAAGTAAAACAAGGGGGAGAGAAATATTAAATGCAATTGTCGGTGAAGAAAAATATACAAATGATTGGGTAGAGGATAAAAAAAATAAAAAAACATTAATAAAAATTTGTATCATACAAGAAGTGTATCTGAGGTTTTTTGAACGTGATAGAAAAAATCAAAAAAGATGGTTTTTGAATCCAGCCGAATCGGTATTAACAAATATAGATAAAAAAGTGAAGAAAGAAAAGGGTAAAAAGGGTAAATAAATATAAATAAAAAATAAAATTGAATAACAATTTAGAAAAAGAATTTAGAAATAATAATATCAATTAATAGTAAGATGTCTAACGCATTGACAAATAAAACAAAAGTAAACTACAAACGAAAATCTCAATTTAATACCAAAATACAAAATAATGAAATATACAGTCAAATGATGATTACAAAAAAAATTCCAGTTCACATTAGTAATATTGGCAATAATATAAAAGAAACTCTTGAAAAAGTAATTTCTTCAGAAATTGATGGAAAATGTATAGTAGAGGGATATATTAAATCAAAAACCATTGAAATTATTACATTTTCAAGTGGGGTAATAAGAGGAGATTATGTAATATTTGATGTTGTATTTCAATGCTATGTGTGTTGTCCAGTTGAAGGAATGCATGTAAAATGTATTGCAAAACATATTAATAAAGCTGGTATTAGAGCAGAATTAGATGAAACACCAACCCCTGTAATTATATTCATTGCGCGTGATCATAATTATAATGTTACTGGATTTTCCGATGTAAAAGTAGACGATAAAATTAAAGTGCGTGTTATTGGGCAACGGTTTGAGTTGAATGATACTCATATTTCAATTATTGCCGAATTATTAGAAACGAATAAAACACAACCACATGAAGTGTCTGAAACAACTATTAAAATGGGTAAAACCCCAATTGTTGACATAGATTTAGAGATAGAAGAATTACCCGTTGAAGTTGAACCAATGAAAAAACTTTCTATTATAGTTGAAGAATCTCTACCAGTAAAAAAAAGTGGTATTAAAAAACAATCAGTAAAAAACAGAGTTTTAAATACTAAAAAAACCGTAAAATTACAATAACCACACCACTATCCGCTATTTTAAAATATCTTAATAATTATATTTTTTAATTTAAATATAATTACTGCTTATAATTATTATACAATTATGTGTTTGAATAGTTTAAAAGAACGAATTGAAAATATGGATAAAAACCATCAAGTTGAAATATTAAGAATTTTAAATAAGTTCAATAATTTTAAAACAAACGAGAATAAAAATGGGACGTTTATTAATCTTACAGAACTATCTGACGACATTATTAGCGAATTACAAAAATATGTTAATTATGTAGAAGAACAACAAAAACAATTAAAAATAGGTGAAAATGAAAAAGAAATCATTGAAAAACACTTTTTTGCAAATTCAAATTAAACCTTTATTATATAATTATATAAATTATAATAAAGATAATACCATAAGGTTATATAACCATACATAAGGGCATAATATTATAATGAACGAAACACTTCAAGCCATAGATCAATATATGTTTTCTTCTGAAAATATGAAAAAACATAATAATTATAGGTATAACTTCAAACCACACCATTTAACAAAAACATTAAATGTTCAAAAAGAACCACCACAAATTAATGGTATGAATGATGATAATGGTAATAATAATAACAATAATAGCATTATTACCAAATGTAATAGTGAAACATCAGCTATTAAAACACCATTCGTGCCTGCAACATTTATACCTTCTCAAAAAGACAAACTATTTTGGTGTTTTTTTATTATAATGTATGGTTATGAAGAGTATGAAATAAATCGCATTAATTCATTCACAAATGAAAAGAGGATAAAAATAGAAACAGTTGAAAACTTAAAACAAATAAAGGATCGGCTCAAAGAGCTGAAACTTAAGCGAACCGAATTAGAAGAAGAGTTAGTAAGTAAACCAACGATATCATTAAAAGGATTAACCGCAATGTGTATATTACACAATGTATCAATTACATATGTGTATGGTAGGAAATATTGTATAATTAATTCTGATATGAATGACCTGACAAAGGTTGGTGTTATTGTTCAAAATAAGAAAAAGGAAGATGCAATTAAATGGATAAAACATAGCGAAAATACAACACTTAGTGATAGTATGCATAGCGATAGTATGCATAGCGATAGTATGCATAGCGATAGTATGCATAG